TTGCCCGCTTGTACCTCATGGGAAGTGCTTCCCATATGTACCGTTGGGCATCCGAAATACTGCGCTCCTCCGATACATGCAAAGAACGAATCTCCGCTTCAGGAATAGTCTGTGCCATATGCACAAGGAGACGGGAAGCGAAGGTAGTTTTGGAACTCCGGTTTCCACCAAGCACCACATGGATCTTGTTATCCTTCCAATTATCCATCACCCGCCTCCATCCAGGAAGAGTCCAACCCCATTGGATTGGATCTTCCTTCTCCGACTCCGGTTGGTCCAATATCAAACGGGATAAAGTCTCCGCGCGCTCCTGCGGCAGGGCATCTATCTCCTCGCCTGATAATGCACAGGCAAGCTCGCCCTTCTCATACTTCAGGTCAGGTATCCACGGAATACCAAAGTGAGCATCTACCTCATCTGCGTAGGTTATCTTAGGCATCAAATCCTCTCAGCTTATCCTGATCTAAGGCATAACCGAGGCCATGTCCGAGATTTATTTTGTTCTCTTCCTTGATAAGTTCATCCTTCCATGCCCATCCCTTAAAATCCAAAGTGTTTCCATCCACCACGCACAACACATAAACATCCACATCAGGATTCACCTTTAGCGTACTCAGCAATCTTGCTCCTTTATGCTTTGACGCTTTAACATCATAACGCTTACCGCTTGCCATCTTACCATCCGCAGATCCACTCCTAGGTGTAAGACCTAGATCAGGGAATACATTCATCTGCTTGGCAAAACCATACTCCGCCATCATGCCCATCACATCCGCCTCGCTACCATCCTGGTTACCCATCTTCGCATCACGCACCCCGTTGCCACGGGCAATCAGACTGCGCATTCTGCCCACCATTTGGCAGACCTGTATCTCATCGGGTTGTAATTCTACTTTCATCCTCTCGCCTGTATCTCCATGCCCACCACTATCCCTTCTTTGAGCGTTTGGACCGGGATTTGCGCTTCTCCAACGCTGAATCCCTGCGTATCCGTTCCAATGTCTCTTGGTCTAATTTCGATGGTGGGGGACCCAACTTTTTCAAGTCGGGTCGTGGTAAGCTTTGAACGGATAGTGGTATTGCTCGCCCATATTTTTTCCAAAAGATCGGATTCCATCCCGGTGGTACTTTCACTTCGCATGACTCGCCTTTGCCTCAATCACCTCGCTGAATAAATCACAGCATCTTCTCTTTAACTCCGCATTCTCCCTCTCCAACTGATCCACCCTCTTCTTCAGTTCCAGGTTCTCCTCGGATAAACGACCCACCCATTGGGGCCAATTCTCAAGCTTCTCCCCTGTTGGCTTATACACATTCACTCCTCCTCTTCCTCCTCGTCGTCCACCAACTCGATATCACTATCGAATACGATCACCTGCTCATCATAGTACTCGCGCAATGCCTTCTTGCAGGCATCGATAATACTATCATCAAACAGATCACTCTCCTCTTCCCATCGATGGAAAGTATTTTTTAACTCATGAATTAGTTTTCTTTTTGCGTTCATTTCTAAAATTTAATTCGGCTCGCGCCTTGGGCATCCTGCGTGGAATATCCGTCCTCCAGGTATTTGCCGGACAATCAGGATCTCGTTCCCCCTCGCGGTAGCGTAACTCGCAATTCGACCAAAAATACCGCCATCCACGATTGATCTCCTCAGAACTAAGAAGAGTACCAAACATATAATCCATATCATCCATCACATCCAAAGGGACATTTCCCATGCCCGGGCTTCGGGCAACTCATGCCAGGAATATGATCGGGGTGCGGGTCTTTTGCACAGCCGCCTACTAATAATAAAAATAGAGCAACCCCAACCCACCGAGTGTCGTGGAGGTATCCTTGTTTTCCTAATGCCTTGCGGCCCAAAATTAGGATTGCTCTGAAACTCATTTAACCACTTCCCACATATCCCTGTCCAAATGCTTCACCTTCACGCTCTCCCCCAACTTCAAATACTTGCCCGGTTTGCTCCTAAACTTCCCATGACTACCATCCGCAAATTCTATCAATCTAATAAATCTATTCTTAGGCACCCCGTATACCTTCGCATCCTGCACCAAAGCATTCCCCGTACTCTGCCTCACCATCCCCTCAATAATACTTACCCTCTTTTCCTGGGCCTCATCTATCATCTCATCCACTTCCGCTAAATCACGCTGAATATTCAACTCCTCCTCCAACTCCTCCAATTTAGCCACCATCTTCTTGCTGAACCTCTTCAGACTGAACGCCATCCTAGCAGTACTCGCCTTCACCCCCATCATGTCAGCAAATGCCTTCTTCGTAAGACCATGCCTCTCTAATATCTTTCCCGCCCGTTCCGTATCCATGTGTCACCTATTGTAGTTTATGTATTGACCTGTCAACCCTTTTGTGCAAAAAAATAACTCATGGGTAACAAAGCCACCGTAAAAGCTCTACGCAAAGAACTAAAAAACGATATCATCGATTCTGCCGCCAAGATTGCCATGAAGAAAGCAGATGCCACCAATGAGACACGAAAGCTCCAGGCAAAGGCAAACAACCCCACAAAGAAACAAAAGGATATCCAGGACTATACACGCCACTTCCTGCGCTACCGCCTAGAAATGACTGAACAGGAATATCTAAACGCAGTTTCCAATAAACTATCCGCCATAGTCGGAGACAACCTCAACCTCATCCACGAAAAGCTCGATCAGATACCTCCCCAAAACCTCGCCTATACCCTATCCGTACTCTTTGACAAACTAATGACCATCAACGGAAGACCCACCAACATCACCGCTTCCGCCAATGTCAAACTAGGTTCCTCCGATATGACCCCGGATAAAGTAAGATCCATCCTCAAGGGTGCCAAGAAGGCCACAGATTCACTCCCCAAGCAAGCCTCCGAGGATAAGGTCATCGAAGTAACCGATGAAGCGTAGAGGCTCCCTCTACGAACAAACATTCTTCACGGAAGCCCTAGCCCGTAATCTCGAAGTATTTACCCCCCTGGGCGATTACCTGCCCCAGGACTGCCTCGTCATGAACCAAGCGGGCAAAGTATTCAAAGTACAAATCAAAGGCACTAAGGATAAAGTATTCGATAAGGCAAATGGTGGACAAGGCAGATATATGGTCACCACCGCATCAGGCACTACCAAGAAAATGACCATAGATTGCACGAAAGTCGACATACTCGCCGCTTATGTCGAAGCTATACCCACTTGGTACATAATACCATGCCTCGAACTAAACCAGGCCCTGCGCATTTCCCTCTACGCTCATAACCCACTCTCCAAGGCAAAGCACGAAAAGTACCGCGAGGCGTGGGATCTCTTTAAAACCCCGTAGAACCACCTGTACAGCATTTCGTACAATACGGATGATCGGGAACCGATCCGCGTATAGGGCGAGGACTAACGCTTGATGTGAGGGATAACGCAAATGGCGGGGAAACCGTATGGCGAAAAAATTATGCGGGGTGGTGATGATAATACAGAATTAGCGCGGACGCGGCGTGACCCCCCTCCCCCCCTTGTGGCGTGGCTCGCGTCTCGCTTTAGCAATTGATTCTAAGTCACATGCTACATGATGGTATTGACTATCAGTACTTTACGCAATTGCATGCCAGGAAGGCGGGTAAAAATGCTAGATTGCAAGCGGGTTTGCCGGGTTTGCGTGAACCGGGTTTGCCGGGTTGCGTGCCTTGCTTTACAATTTGCTTTACACGAGTATAGCAAATTCTTTGAAGGGGGAAGAAATGCATTTATTTTTCGTTACCTTCCCGGTTTCCCCGGTTCCCGCGCTTTCCCGGTATTCGTTTTAACCGTTGGCCATATGGCCGGGAACCGGCCCGTTGGCCCGCGTAATAGGGAAGCGCGTTCCTATAGTGTTTAAGGCATGAATACACTTTTTTGTTTTTTGTGCTTGCGTTTGTATGCATGTGTAGTTTATAGAGGAATGCATGTTCGCAATTAAGCGGACATAGAAAGAAAGAAAATACTATGAAATTACTTACTAGCGGAAACGCAAAAATCGTTAAAGGCGAGAAGTTCGGATATCTCACGCAAGGAATCCATTTCGCGCCAAGTGATCTAAGCGGATACAATGTTTGCGCTTGGGCTTCCCAAGGTTGCGCGATGGCATGTTTAAACACTAGCGGACGCGGAAAAATGAAAAGCATTCAGGATTCGCGGATCAACAAGACGCGCTCCTTCTTTGAGGACAAGCAAGGATTCCTTTGCAATCTAGTAAAGGAGATTGAAAGCGCTTGCAAGCGTGCGGAAAAGAAGGGATTGCGTCCATGCTTCCGTTTGAATCTTACAAGTGATTTACCTTGGGAGAATATTCGTTGCAATGATGGGCAAAATATATTTGAGAAGTTTCCGCAAGTACAATTCTATGATTACACAAAAGGATTCAAGCGGATGGAAAAGTATTTAAATGGAGAGATGCCAAGGAATTATCATCTTACCTTTTCGCGGAGTGAATCCAATGATCAACAAGCGCGTCTTGTGTTGGCGATGGGTGGAAATGTCGCAGTTGTTTTTCGCAATGAACTACCCAAGCTATGGGAAAAGAGAAAAGTAATTGATGGAGACGAATCCGATTTGCGCTTTAACGATCCGCAAGGTTGCGTTGTTGGCTTGGTAGAAAAAGGAGATGCAAAGAAGGATTCAAGCGGATTCGTTGTAACTTTATAAACTACACAAGAGGACATTCAAAGACATGGAAGCACACTACATTATTTCACTCATCATCCTTGCACCTTGGTTTATGGTAGGTGCTTGGGAATTATTACAAGCAATAAAGGAGAAACTCGCATGAAGCACGCCAATGATTTATTCGCTCAGGCGGTCAGTCAATTGATCGAGATAGGCGAGAAAGCACGCAAGGAACGGGAAGCACGGGAACGCAAGGCGAGCGATCGCGAAGCGATCCGCGTATCGCGTAAGGAGAAACGCGCACATGTGAGGCTGACTGAGCGCGAGAAAGTGCAGTTAACATTTAACCTATAAAACAAAAGAGAAAGAAAAAATACTATGATTACTATTGATGAAATACGCCAAGCGGAAAGCACGCTTGAAGACATAAACGAAGAGATCCGAGAAGCACGGTTCCATGATGACCAGGAGCGCGTTGACTTTATGCTAAAAGAGAAACGAGAAACGCTCAAATTTTTAGCACTTGCAGAAAAGGGGGACGCATAACATGGAAACGACAAAAGAGAAACACGCCCACACGCCGGGGCCTTGGCAAATCGAGGATTGCACTCCAGGAGAAAGCACGGGGTTGCGTTTCGAGGTAGGCACAAAAGATAGCGTCATTGCACGCACAACGGACGGATGGAAAGAAGCGCACGCCAACGCGCGATTGATCGCGGCGGCTCCGGAGCTTCTAGCTCAATGCAAGGAGTTTGAGAAATGCCTTACGCATCTAATCAATAGCGGGGATAGTGGCGCAGATTTGGAGCGCGACAAACTACGCGAGGTCCTCGCCAAAGTAGAGGGGGGTGAGGGATGAGACTTATTGAGGAGAAAGAGAAACCAATGACTGATGACGATAAACTAGATGTAATTCGCGTTATTACCCTTTTGAAAGATTGGTCTTGCATTGACGAGATGATTTCCGATTGGAAACAAGTTGATGATATGGACGGACCTCTTGGTTACGCTTTGTTTGTTCGCGAAGAGGTAAAGGATTTGATTGCGAAACTAGAAGGAGAAACGGGGGGTGAGGGATGAGCGAGGAGAAATACAATACAGCCGCACTTGAGCTTGTCGATTGGGTTGAGAGAAACGCGGACCTTAAAGCCGCTCTTGGAATATTATTTATGGATATGTGCTTAGACTTTTGGTTTAATTGCGTAGGTCCTGAGAAATCTATGGAGGCACTCGACTCGATGGTTAAGGAGAAAATTAAACAACTCAGTAATGAGCAGTAAAAACGAGTCCGACACAATTGCACGCCTGGCGTTGGGCCTCATCATCTTTTTGGTGATGAGGTACGCGCCCAGGGCGGTTGAATGGTGGAATAAGAGAAAGGAAAAACAAATATGAGCGAAATTAAACAACTTATATCGCAAGCAATATCTGAAGGTATTGCAAAAGAAGACGCATTTCTTTGGGTATCAAAAAGAGTAAAGAAATATGAAGCACCAAAAGATTGCACCGAAGTTTACGCAAGGTCATGGATTCAATCAATGGGACTTCCTACCGTTGGTGATCTTACTCGGTTGATTGATCAAATGTATAGATAAAGAGAAATAAGAGAAATCGGGCAGGAAGGTACCTAGAAAGCGTTTTGATGTAAAAATCTGTCTAATCTATCAGACCCTACCCCTAAAAAGCACGATTTGATGCCTTCCTGAGCCTCTATCGTGCCTTTTAGTATCCATCTGTAGTCTACCATGGCTTTGTTTCTTTCTTTTCGCCTAAGCTTGTACTCCAATTCCCCGTACTCTTCTCAAAACCAAGCGTGACCATGAGATCCGTCTCTCCTCCGCGATTCTTGGCGATATGGCAATTGATGCGATCCTTGGTCTCATCCACCTTGTCTTCAACTGATAGGAGAAATACGCAATCTGCATCCTGCTCGATACTCCCGGAGTCTCTCAGATCGGAGAGCATGGGCTTTCTGTTATTGATCTCGCACTGCCTTGATAATTGAGAAAGGGCGAGGACCGGAATCTGTAGCTCCATACTGATCTGTTTGAGACTGCGAGAAATGGCGGTGATCTCCTGCACGCGGGATTCGTATCCTGGAGCGGAGACTAATTGCAAATAATCAATCACCGCCAACCCCACATCTCCTTTCACTCGCTCCTGGGCGAGAAAGGCGCGGATGGAATCAAGCGTAGCCTTATTGTCATCCTTGAAGGTGATGGGCCAACCCTGCATTCTCTTTGTGGCATCCTCTAGCTTCTTACGATGGGCGGGGAGAAGATCTCCTTTCATGCGTGGGCGGGCAACCCCGCTCTCGCGGGAGAGTAACCGCCCGGAGCATTCCGAGGCACTCATCTCTAGGGATGCGTAGCTTGCACGGTATCCCCGCTTGGCAATCTCATGAGAGAAATGCAATGCGAGTCCTGACTTCCCTACCCCAGGCCTTGCGGCTAGGACATAAAGCTTTCCCGGTTGGAATCCTCCGCTTAGACAAAAATCCAATCGTTTGAATCCTGTACTTACCGCGGATGATTCTCCTGCATCTATCGAAAGAAACTCAGAATGTGCTTCCTTTGTGGCGGGTCCCACTTTTACCTGTCCCTTCCCTGATGCTAATGCTTTGGCTACCCTGAGATTGAACTCGGAGGCGATCTCATCTGATTGTTTACCCTCCCTGAGCATATCCGTGGATACCATGAGCGCTCGTTCCACTTCGCGTCTGTTCCTCGACTCCACCAATTGATCCACATATCTCTCCACCTGTCCACCGCCATACTTCTCCGCAAGTTCTAGAGCTTCCGAGGAATACTCAGGTAACTCAATCGCCACATCCACCTCATTCAACTCGGATCGCTGTGCGATCAAACGGAATATCGCTTGGTGCGCGGGCGAGGTGAAGTCATCCTCCGTTAAACGCTCAACCGCTGTGGCGGTGGAGAGATTTGTGTCATCCCTAAGACATGCGGCTAGGACCGCTTGCTCTGATACAAGGAAGTCCATCAAAACTCTTCCTCGTCCTCGTACTCAGGAATTGTGACCTCCTTGAGGATTGGATCGTTATTTGCCTGGGGCATCTTATCCTTGATCCATCTCCTGCATGCATTGCGATATGTGGCAATCCAATCTGCTTGGACATGTCCCTTGCCCTTCGCCCAATCCACGAAGATGGAAACCGCTTCCGAGTGATTGAGTCCTTCCTTCAATGCAATCTCTTTGGGAGGATCAAAATTAGAGGGTATCTTGGATGCCCTCGTTTTTGTTTTCTTCTTTCCACTAATCGCGGATTTTTCGCTATTATTAATATTAAAACAATTGGAACAATTGTCGCGCACGCGCGAGGGATGCCGCAGATACTCCACCAGGAGTGGAGTAATGGTGGAAACTGCGGTCACTCCATAAAGATCACAATGCTCTTTCAAAAGATCACTTATCCATTGAGGAACCTTGATGCGCAGTTCTGTCTTTTTCTGTATTTCGTCTGTCATTATAATCCTAAAATTGTGCAAACAAGTCCTATGATAATTGTGAAAAATACGACCCCACAGACTGCAAAAAGCAGTCCATGAAGTAGTAACTTAAGTACATTTCTTATCCCATCCATGATAATTATAGTGGCTTAAGTACAGAAGGAATCCTTGGGTCTGCTTTTAAAACAAACTTGGAGACTTTCTTATTTCTGATCCAATTATTCCAAGTAAGAATCCCACCCCTGATTATATAATGCGGTGCTGTTTTCTCCTTCTCAGATATTCTTTTTATCAAGGCATTCCTAAAATAAAGAATCGGATCTCCTTTTTGTAATCCCATACCTGTTGCCAATATATCCATGAATTGATCTGCGAATGAAGACGCATCCTTATCACCAAATGGAGCATACTCTAATTCTGTTTGACGCAAGAGATAGTGGAGTGCAGCAGTTGGACCTACTCTAATCTTAAGGTTTCTTACAAAAGCCCTAGCTAACTTAGTGGACTCCTCTATGCCTGGATATTTTTTGGCTATCAAATCAACCTCATGGTTAGGAATGACCGCTTTGGCAGATCCTCCCGTCTGATTATATCCAAGCTCTCCATCTTTGGAGATTTTCTCTAATATACAAAGTGCGGTATAAAGAACTGAGGTGTTTGAATGCCCATCTATTCCAAGAACATCTGCGCCACTTCTGCGCTTACCTTGGTCTAGCGTCCTGAATGCCCTTGTGTCTCCTATTTCAACTACGAGCGCTTCTAGTGGTATCCTACTCTTTACACAGGCAGATAGTCTATGCTGTCCATCAATTAGAACATTATTGGAAAATATAATAGGTTGCCCGTTTAGAATCCAAGATCCATCAATCATGTATTTTGTGTACACATTTACAGTTGATCTGCTTATTGCTCGATTGTTTGCCTTTGCTTGTAGAATCTGCTCTGCCACCTTTGGATGTATAGTCCTTATCGATGCATATATATCGCGACTTGGATCGTACAGATAATCACTTATTTTTAACTCTTCATTTATTTGTGGTATTCCCATAGTATTTTTCTCCTTATTTATTTGTTATTTAAATGATGCCTCAGAATTAGAATGGCATCTGCTGTTTTTAATGTGAGTCCCTTGGTTGAGGGAAAGAACTGCTTGGCGTGATTCAT